TTTCTAAATACTGTATTTACCTCATCCCAATATACCTCACCTAAATTATGTATTCTCTCATCATAATTTTCATCTATAACGAGGTCAAAACAACCTGCATCTTTTAATGCTTCATCTGACATAGCAGGAGCATTTAAATAACTACCTGTTGAAGTTTTTAGTACATTCGGTACTGAATTGTAAACTGTTATTATTCCATTTATATTTACTGCTTTCATATTAACTTGCTATTTGTGAAATTGTGTACCAAGCCTCTGTTGTTGATATAAATTTCAGTTGAATTAAATTTTTAACTGCTGCATCATTATATGTTCCTGATATTAGATTAAATGTTCCTGCTGAACCACCTACATTGAACACAATAGTATTATTACCACCACTTCCTGTTACCATTAAAGTTTTGGTCATTCCAAGTGTAACATTAGTAAAATTAACAGTCATTGTTGAATGACCTGAAGTCCAAGTCCATACATCATAAGCATTACAATCTAAAGTCATTGCTGCTGCACTTGATATTGCGTATGCTGCTGTAAATTCATCTGCTAATTTATCTGCAGTTACTACATCATTTGCAATCGTTAAAGCAGTTGTTCCTGTAACATCTCCTGTGTGAGTATCAAGATTAATTGTTACTGCACCACTTGTTCCTCCACCTGATAGACCTGTTCCTGCAGTAACACCTGTAATATCTCCTGTTGTTGCTGCTACCCAAGAAAATGAACCATCACCATCACTTGATAATAACTCACCTGCTGATCCATTACCTGCAACATTAAGTAATCCTGCAGTTACAACATTACTATCAGATGTTCCTATTAATGTTCCATTTGTAGTTGAAACAATTACACCTGCATTTGTAAGTGTAAGTCCAAGTGCATTTCCTGCACCATCTGTAAGTGCTTGTGCTGAACTATCTATTGCACCATTATCACCAACTTTTAGTAGTGATGAATATGTATCTTTTATTTTATTACCTGTTAAACTTGCCATATCTTATTTTTTTTATTGTGCTTGATCCCAATCTGTTGCTTCTGCTTCCCATAAACTATTATACTCATTCCAATATTTCTCAATATGAGATTTTATCTTTACTGCTACACTTGATAAAGTATTAAATAATCCTATCATTGTAAATAAGCTATTATTTTACCACTATCAACTGTAATTGCAGTTAAATCTCCATACATTATAAATCCTGCTTCTAATTCTAAATTAGTAACTGTTGTATCTCCTGCACTTGCAGAAGAAGTAAAATCTACTTGTGCATCTGCCACAACTTGAATAGCAAGAAATTTCTCACCACCTGCAGATGTTTCACCTGAACCTAAAATTCTTAAACCTTTATGCCCAAAAGCAGCACTTTGAAAATCCCCTGAATAATATAAATCTGTCGCCATAATATTGAATATTTAATACAAAAATAATAAATTAATATTTAATGCTTTCTACCTTGCCCACGATACTTTTTCTTATAAGCATTTTGACCTTTACTTGCATTTTTACTATGCCTACCAGGTCGCTTTTTTCTCTTTGGTGGTATATATATATAGACCTTTGGTCTTTTTACCTTTCGCTTTCTACTCGGCACTATTTACTAATCGTTTTAAACTTCTCTGCACCCCTCGAACCAAAGTAAGCTACATAAACTGTAATTAACAAACTTTTTAATAAATCAATCCATCCACTATCAACTGAAAATTCTATTCCTGTTGAATCAATAAAAATTAATAACACCATAGATACAGTTAGAAATATAAGTGCCATCGGTCTTGTGTTTTTAGACATCCACGAATCTGACTTCATATCTGAATCCCATCTTTTTGAAACTTCTTGCATTTCAATAGTGTCTTGATTTAAAAGTGCTAATGCCTTTTCTTTATCTTCAGCAGGGAGTTGTGGATCTTTCTTAATTAGATTTTTTACTAATCCCATTACACCTTTATCAGGAAGTACATCACCTAAATTATCTATTATACCTGTTCCTGCACCAAGTAAAAATTTACCTACTGCAGTATCTTTAAGTTTCTTTTTTGGCTTACTCATCTGAATCGGTTTTACAATCAGTTTCACAATTATCATCACAAATACATAAATCAAAATATTGATATGTAGTGTAACCTTTACCTGCTTTTCTTGTAGCTTGGTAAACTAATTTTCTATTATTGCCTTTTCTATAAGATATATGAATCCAATCAGGATTTTCATTATCTCCGTGTTCCCAAATTAGCTTGTCAAATTCAAACTCTGATTTTATAATACAAAACAACTCTTTATTAGTCATTCCTTTTGTAGCATCTAAATCAATCGCTTGACCTTTAATGTGTTGCGAAGTTGTCGCAGATCCTGAAATCGCTTGATTTAATTCTTGACACCTAAAGAAACTATTTATTCTAATTGGTTGACCAACTCTTTCTCTTAATGGTTCAAATAATTCTTCTGCTAATGTTTTCATATTAGATAACTGCTCATCATCTGGAATATTATCAATATCAAGTTTTTTAGCAGTAGCTGAACCTGTAGCTTCTTTCCAACTTATATGCTTACTGAATTTATCTTTTTTTGCCATAACTTATTAATTTTGTTGAACTCTATTTGATATATCTATCAATGCTTTAAAATATGTTTTTTCCTCATCTTCTTCTTCACTATAACTAACACCATTTAATACACTTGTATATACATTGAAATTTTGACTTGTTAGATCAAAGAAATCAGTTGTTGATGTTTTTATTAATCCAAGAATCGTATTTACTATTGAATTACATTGTAATTCCCCACCACTATCTGCAAAGAAAGATGTAACTACTTCAATTCTTGTAATACACTCGTAAATAAAATCTGTTTGATTAGGTGTTACACCTGCAGTTTCTACAGAGTAAACTATAATATAAGGTTCATCTTGTGTTGATGGCACTCTATTATAAACAGGTACATTTGATCCACCATAACTAACATTTCCATTTAGAAGTGTATATATTTTTTGTCTTATATAATGTATTGGTTCTTTCATCTTAAAGCTCTATTTATTGCATTGTTTAAATCTGACATTAACCTTACTAAACCTAAATTTATTTTACCAAAAAAGAATGGTTGTGCTTTCATAAATCTTGTACCAAATTCAAGAAATCCTGAATATTCTGCTTGTGATATTATCGCTTTTTGAAATTTATCATAAATAACATTTCTTCTTAAATTTCCTGTATCAACAGGAATTGGTGGCTTTTTAATATCTCTTACAATATTTAGACCTGCTCTATCTAAAAGTGTATAAGCACTACCGTTAGTTTTTGTAATAGCATCCAATTCTGCCATTTTTCGTTCTAATTTTCGTAGATCAGATTGATTGACTTTTATGCTCATTACTCCCTTTTAGTTGCTTCTATTGTTGTGTAATATTTATAATTACTATCAAACATTTTATTTATCTGGAAAAAACCAGTTGTATTTTCAATTTGTAATAAGTCAGTTATATTTAAAGTATCAGCAGTTTTTTTTCTTATTATAACCTCTACTTTTAAGTTTCTATCTTTTTTACCATTTTTACTTGTAATATCTCCATTTATATAATCAACTTTTGCCCATATAGTAGATTGTGTAGCTACTGTATCTGTAAATCCACCGAATCCATCAGCAGATTTAGTTTGCCTTTTTATCAACACTCTTTTATTTAATTTTCCTGCGTTCATTATATATTTTATATAAATGGTGTTTTATGAGAACTTAATATTGTTTTGACCTCTATTGGTAAATCACTTACAGTAGCACCTACAACAAAATCAGCTCTATTATCATATAGTGTTGATATTAATTGCAAGTTTGCAGCATATAACAAACTATCACTCATTCCTGCTGTTGTGTAATTAACAATCACTTCTTCTGATGGTAAGTCGCCAAGTTCTATAATCGTATCATCAAGACCGTATGTTGTATAATCAGTTGTTGCAGTTCCATCAATAGTTATACTTTGAATTGAAGCTATTGGCGAAAAAGGTAATACAAATCTTTCATCTACAGTCGATAAATACAATGATCTTGTTTTTGCTACTATATCTTTACTTATATAGTTCTCAATTATAATTCTTGCCTCTGTTACTATTTGACCTATTAGTGTATCATCAGCAGTTGTATCAACTCTCATATAATCTTTTGCATTAGATGTTGTAACAATCTCACTACCTGTTGTAGAATTGATTTTTATTTGTGTATGAAACCTGTTTAATGGATTACTATAATATGTCATAATTTTAAATCTTTTGTTTCTCGCTTATATGCTTGTTTTAATTCTTTAGTTTCTTTTTTTCTTTTATCTTCTTTTAAATGTTTCATTTCAGCTCTATCTGAAATTTCTTGAATAGCATCTTTAAAAAACTTTATTATTCGTATTAACATATAACAAAAATACAAAAAAAAAGCACCATAAAATTTACAGTGCTTTTGGTTGAAAAGAATAAAGAAAGAAAAAACTATTTGAAGTCAAAGTTATTAAAAAATTTTGAATTTGAATTGTCCATACTTAACCTAATACTTTGTTGACCAACATTTTTGAAAATAAAGAATCCTTTATATAGATCTACCCATACTGCAAAATAATCAACATCACCTGGTGAATAGACAATATGCCAATTTGCTTGTACTGTACTGCGATTCTTTTCTTTTGCTTTTCCTGTGGACTTTATTTGAACTCTATATATGTCTTTTCCTGTATCTGCAAGACAATCATAAACACAAGCATCTAATATAGGAAAGGAAACTATAATGCCTCTTTTTAAGCACTCTACACCGAATGAATATTCGGCAACACAACCTCGTGTATTTACATCCACGATTGTAAAGTTAAAAAAAAGTGGCTAAACTTAATTAACCACTTTCAAACTAACTAATCACTATGAAAAACACAATTACACTAAAAGTGTAAATATCTTAAATATTTTGCTCTAATTCATCTATCTCATAAACCTTTTTCATAATTTCATAATAGTTATCAGAATTTATTTTTTCTTTTTTATTTATCAATTTAGCATTTATAAGTTTTAAAATACTTGTTACAAGTGATGTTGGCTTGTATCTTTTAAATTCAATATTTTCTTCAGGTTTTTCCATTATGCTATTAAATAAATAAATGCCCAAAATAGATCTGTAAACATTTGTGCAATACCATCTGCATAGTAAAATAAAAAGTTAATTATCATAATTAACCAAAATGTACCTAATCCTAATCCCCAACATATATACTTGACAATTCTTCTTGTATATTCATAATCAGTATTCATATTGAGGTCTCGTTTTGTTGCTTTATATACTACTTTCATTAGTGAGTTATTATACAAATTAATGTGTGTATTGAAAAATAAATTGCTGCAAACCAAATAATTGGCATTTGCAATTTTTCTATGATTCTTATTATTTTTTCCATTTTTTAATTAATTTTAAAGTTAACACCCAAACCCTCGCACTACAGCTAATAAGCCAGATCTTTGATATTGAGAGTTTAGGTATAACTATTTTCATTAGACAAAAGTAATTAAATCATTGATAAAAACAAAAAATTCTTTAAAAAAGATAATTTATTTAATATTTATTACTATATTAGGGTATTATGTTAGATCAAAATAAAAAAAGAAAATTCGCATTATTCAGAAATGAGAGTTGGACTTCTTTTACAGCTTGGTGGTTTACAGGTTATGGAACTAAGCAACAAATACACTCAAAGAAGTTTGATAATCATAAAGAAGCTGAACAGTGGATAGAGGATAATAAATAAAAAAAGGGGCATAAAGCCCCTTTAATTATATATACTCTAAATCTTATGATTATAGAGCTGCTATTACTGTAGCGAAATCTCCTCTACAAAAAGCATTTGGTAAATAAGTAGTGAAAGCGATTCTTTCTTGAACTCTAACTGTGATAAAGTTCTTTTGAACATTATCAGAATCTTGGTCAAAAAATTCAACACTTACATTTTCTCTTACCCATAGTTGAGCTCCTTGAGAGAAGTTACCAACTATAAACTCACCTTGTGCCATAGAAGTATTAATCATTACAGGAATACCCATAAATGTTGGCTGAAGTCCTTGATAAACTTGGTCTTTCAGATATCTGTTGTCAGAATCTTTAAGAGCAAGGATCTTGTGGAAATCAGTAGGATGTAGAAGTATGTAATCACATCTGTAGTTTTGTTTTGCAACTTGGTTTACAGCAGTAATTAATACATCAAACTCTTGTGGGTTTGCGAAATCAGCAGCACCAAAACCTGATGCACCAGTACTCCAAATAGTACCTGTATTTCTCAAACCGTGTAAATTAGGTGCAGCACCATTTCCTCCAAGTAACTGGTCATCTTCTACTGTTAAAAGTTTAGCAGGAACTCTTGCAGAAATATAAGAACTTAATTGTTCTGTATCTTCAAGCATTTGTCTTGATAATCTTAAATAAGTACCGATTGTTTCAACATTAGCTGTTGAAGCAGTTAAGTTAAAGTCAGTTTGCCCTAATGCACTACCCTCTGAAGTTGCAGCAGCACCCTCTGTGTAAGCTGATTCTGTTACATATCTAATAAGATCAGAGTTAGTTGTTCCAATAGGAAGCATCTGTCTTATATGAACAGGAGTAGTAGGATCATATTTAATACCTGGAGCTCTTGTAGCAGCGATTACCTCGCCAGTATAGTCAGCACCAGTTGTCATATCGGCTTTAATTTCAAATGCTGCTGCTCTTGAATTACCTTTTTTAAGGTTGTCAATAGCACCACCATCAATCGCTGATTTTAAAGCTGATTTAAAAGTAGCAGGTGCAGTAGCTTTTGCTTCAAGTTTTTTACTTGAAACTTCAATACTATCTAATCTCTTTTGCACTTCTTCGTGCTTTGTTGAGATTTGTTCAGTTAAGTTGTCTATTTCACCTTTTAGTGATTCAGAAACTTCACCTTTAGCATTATCTTTAGCCGACACCATTGCTTTTTCGATTTTAGAATCAACCAAATCTCCGAGTTGGTCTAATTCCTTTTTCGTTTCATCTGTCATAATTTCTATGATTTTAATTTATTAAACAAATATTTATATATCTCGCTATTATCTGCTTTAATTGTAGTCGGCTCTGTAACTTCCATATCAGTTGGCAAAGTGGCTTTATCATTAAAAATTGATTTTAGCTTTATAAGTTCTGCCTCTATGGCATAACCTAAATTGTCAGATATGCTGCCCTTGCGAATTAACTTCACAAGATTATCATATCTACCCAATACTTTTTCCTTATCAAAATTCCCTTTTACATCAAGTATCATTGCTTCATCATTTGCAGCTAAAGTAACTGCAGATATTTCATACAATTTTACCTCTGTAAGTTTTCTATAACAATTTTCCATTCCATCAGGGCAACCCTCTTTTTGTAGTGGTAATATACCAACACTATTTTCAGTTATTACTCCTGCTTTCATAAGTTCTAATACATCTTTACCAAGTTGAGTTTTAGGAATCTCTGCTTCAAACATTAATCCTTTTTCATCTTCATAAAGATTAACCATTTTTCCTAATGGCTTATCCATTTGATGTTGGTATAGATATTTTACTCTATTACCATTTTCAGATATTGTTTTAGTATAAGCACCTTTTGTGATTATATCGCCATCTGAATCAATGTTGCCAAAAATTGAACCATAACCCTTTACGATTCCTGTCTTATCATCTATGTCCTGAAGTTCCCCTATCGGACTTGATTTATATATTATATTATTTTCCATAATGCAAAGTTATTAATTTTCACTTAATTATTTTCTGGTGTATCGCTATCTAAAATTTCTTCTACAACAGCAACAGTTGCGACTGTTTGTGCAACTGCACCTACAATGTCAATAATTCTTCCTGAACTTACATTTTGTTCAACCTCTATTGGAAATGGTGCTGTAGTACAACGACAGTTGATTACATTCCAAGCAGAACCTGATGGATCACCAGGTCTTTCTAACTTTTGTCCACCTACAATAAAGTTTTCTTCCATCTTAACAATTTGTCCATCTGCTTCAATATGCTCTAATCTTGTTCTGTTATCTCTTGTTGCTATCCACTCTTTTTGTAAATTTTCTTTTCCAAAAACATCAATAGCACTTTGATTGGTTGCATAATTAGCAGCATTTACACTTTCTGTTCTAATAATTCTTTTAGCATTTACAATGCTTATATGTTTAAACTTTTTTCTTAATACTCTTTGAGCTTGTCTTTCATTCATTACTTGAAACTCTGGATTAGCCATATACTTATTAAGTGTTTTTATTAATTCCTTTTTCCTATTGCCACTTACACTAACAATTCTTTCTCCTGCTGTTGCTTTTCCAATAAATGCAAATTTCTCTGACCATATATCTTGAAACTGACTTGCATCTTGCTTTCTTATATACTTTTTATAATTATTCATATACCAATTTGCCATTCGTAGTCCAATATCTTTATAAAGACCTATATATAGATTTTCAAACTGATCTAAAGTATAATAAGCATCTACATTTTGAATATTCTTATTATTAGCTAAAAACTCATCAATTATCTTATTAGCTTCTCCATTTAGATAATCAAACCATATCTTATCTTGTTTTTTCTCGCCAACCTCTAATTGCTTTAACCAATTCTTATGAAAATTTGCTTTTATTTTTTTAATGTCCATAAAAGAATAATTAAATTATATTGACCAATCCTTTTTCTTTCCTGTTCTTCTTAACCATTCTTCGTGAGTTTTAAATGGCATATAATAAACCTCACCTTGATACCTGTGAATATGATGACCAGATCCTCCAAGTTCTTTTGCTCTATCTTCAGCTTCCCTGATAGTTGTGTATTTATCAGGACCTACTTCAGTAGCTGCTCTTTTTTCTTCTACTTCCTCTTTCTTATCATCTTTTATATCATTTAGTTTTACATCATAAAGTTCACTAAAGTTTGTTTCTAAACTTTTAAAGTCATCTTCAATAATATCATCTTCTAATGGCATTAGATTGGCAGGAATATAAAAATCGTTTAACTTTTCATTATCAGCATCAATACTATATGACATTGCCTGTCTTTTTTCATTTGGTGTTAGCCACCAAGCACTATTCATCTGATTTACCACTTTATCCATTTCTTCTTGTAATTCTGAAATATTAGTGTAATCAAAATCTATATATATTTTTTCGCCATAAGCAGGTGCTAACCATCTATTAAGCTCATCACGAACTTTATTAAGTTCTGGAATAATAGCATTTTGGTATAAACTCTTTTTAGCTTCTATTACATTATTGTAAGTTGATGATTCTGTATTGTTAAGTAAAACAACAGGAACTGAATAAATATTACATAAATCTTTAATTGAAGCATTATACTGCTCAATAAGTGAAAGATCAGCAGCAGTCATTCCAAAATTAACCCAAGATAATTTTTTAGGAGTAATAACAATATCTCCTGCATTTTTAGATCCTGAATAATTATTTCTAAACTTCTCTTTTAATGCTTGTGCTTGAACTTCGTTTAAATCTCCCTCCTCTGACATTAACACTCCTCTTGCAGTTTGATTCTGTAAATATTTCGCACCAGTCGTTACTGCTTCGTTATTAGTATCTAAAGCTCGTAATCCTGCTTTTAGTGGCGACATTCCGTAAAGGTGCGATCCTGTACCATCATAGTAAGGATTAAAATCTTTAATATGGCAAACATCTTCAACAGGAATATGATAATTACCATTATAATCTAATGTATAAGATTTTACAGGTTCAAATATCCCACCACTATTAATCTCAACATTTTGACTTGGCAAAACATAAAGTTCCTGGAATTTACTTTGATTAGGACCTGATTCAGGTTTTATACCATAGATATATCTATTACCTGTTAATTTACCAAAAGCTATTATCTCTTGAATCCAACTACTATAACTTTGTGCAGGATTCGGTCTTTCAAGTAGTTCGTGTAATTCTGTATCGTGTAGTTCCTGTAGTGAGTGTTTTCTTAATATCTCTGCTTTATGCATACTCGTACCATTTGCAAGACCACTTGTAATTGACTTATACCTTTTTAAGTCATTTTCGCTTTTAACCTCATAAACATTAAAAGGAATTGTTGATGCTGTTTTTGCTATTAAATTAACTATTGAATAAATAGTTGTATTTTGTCTATAACCTTTGTTAACATAAGTTTCATCATTATCAGGATTCCATAAAATAGAATTACCCAAATAATTGAATATTGCTTTGTTAAAATCTATACTTGTCTTTTGAAAGTTTTTTGAAACTAATTTTCCAAACCTGTCTAATATTGATGCCATCTAAATATCTTTATATTTTACAAAAATACTAATTAAATTACAAAAAAGTTTTCTCGCTTTCCAAAATGGGAATAAACAGCATAACGAATAGAATCCATTGTATGATTTTCTTTGTCTTGTGGTTTATTTATTATCGTTCCATCTTTTAATTGTTCCCAATAATAACTATGATATTCATTAATAATATTCTTTGATTCATTACTAACAATTATATCATATTCTTTTAATTTTGATATTCCAGAGTTTATAGATCCTTGACCTTTTACTGCAGGTTTAATATAAAGACCTAATCTTCGCATTTCTTCTATTGATTTAGGTTCTGCAGAATCGCCATAACACAAAACTTCTCCATAACCTTTTTCTTTAAGGTAATCTACAATATCCGAATTAGTCATTGACTTACGATATAATATTTCGTGAATATATATTTTATCGTTCTTTTTATTGACAAGAACACAAGCTGTAGGATCATTAGAATATCCATAGTCAATTCCTATTACAGATTCCATTTCCAGGTCAAACTCTGGGAAATCTTTATAATCTATAAATTCCCAATTATTAAATACTTGTCTTGCACTAAATATAGCTTTTAAACCCTCTCCGTAAACCCTCCAATAATCTATATCTCTTTTTTTCATTCTTTCAATCTCATTTACCAGGTCTTGCGACAAGAACTTATTATCCTTATATGTTGTTATCCAGGTATCGCAATCTTTTCTTGGTATTAGGTCGCTATATATCCAATGTATAGGATCAGATGGGTTAAAATCAAGAATTACCATATCTATTGTTCTCATATTGATTTGTCTAAAATCCTCAATATTAAGCTCATTACCCTCATTTAAAAAAGCTATATGCCTTTTACGACCACGAATCTTTTGTGGTTCATCAACTGATAGAAACTCAATTAAATGTCCATTATAGCTAAAAGTGTTTTCAGCTTTGTTATGAACTCCTAAAAAATAAATACCTGTGTCCTGGAGAATTAGCATTATATCTCTTAATACAGAACCTTTAAGTGCAGGTAATGTCTTACGAACAATAGAGATAGTTAAAGGTTTCTCTGATGTTGTAAGTAAATAAACAAGGTATTGACAAACAGCTACTGTTTTTCCTGATCTTGTTCCTCCTTGATGGACTTTGAATCTTTTTTCTGATTTGATAAGGTCGTAGAATTGTCTGTTGCATCTTTGCTCAACTTTTCTTCTTGTGGTGGTTTCCATTCTATAAGTGTTGATTTAATTGATCCATCGTGTTGGATTTCTTGTCGTTCAATATAACCTCTTTTTTTCCCTTTTGTTTTTAGTAGGAATATTGTAGCAGTTGTATTGCCCTCACTAATTTGCTTATGAAGTTGTGATTCTGCGAAATCTAAAGCGATATTTTCAATGTCTTTTACCTTTTTAGCAAATTCTTCATCTTCTTTTAGATATTGATAAAAAGTAGTTCTACCCACTTTAGCAATCTTACAAGCACTTGTAACAACTCCTAATGATTTTTCTAAAGCAGTGAGCAATGCTTTTTTAGTATGTTCTTTTTTGTTTGTTTTCACTTTACAAAAGTACATAAAAAAAACCCACCAAATAGGTGGGCTTGATTTTAAAACAATGATTTAGGATTATTTTTCTAATTTTTCAATAAGTGCTATTTGTTTTGGAGATAAATTTTCAATCCATTTAGGTTCTTTCCTAATCCACTCATTAAAGTATTTTTTATTTAAACTTGTTTTATTCCAAGTTAAACCAGTTTGATCAGCAAGAGAATATATAATTCCTAAACTCCACACTTTATCTTTCAATGCAATTAATCTTTTAGATTGCTCTACCCATTTCGGATACCAACTATCTTTTAGATTGTTAAATCTAATTCTTTCTTCTTGAATTTCTTTTTGAATTTCTTGTAAATTATTTTCATAGTCATCAAAATTAAAAACATTATCGTTGGTAAATTTATCTTTTTCCCAATCAGGTATTGATTTTATTGACTTGTTAAATTTTTCAACACACACAGGTCCATATATTTTACCACCAACAATATATTGGTTTTTAATATATCTCCCACATCTTGAACATTTTTTCATTTTATTAATTTTTAATATTTCTAATTCTTCCATTTTAATTATTTTAAGTTAGTTTTTGTTTTTCAGATTCTTCTTTAGCTTTAAATAATTTTGATTCTAAAGGAGTAAGTGGTGAATTATTATCTATTGAATCTACAAATGCTCTATATAGTGTTTGTACTTCTTTATATGTTAATTCTAATTTTATTTTATCTTCCATTTAATTAATTTTTAGTTATTTATTTTTTATTATACTGCAATATAAAGAATATTTTACAAATAAAAAAATATTTTATGTAAATAATTGCTAACTTATTGATAATCAATAAGATTAATTTTAATCTTCTTCTATAGGAGTATAGTAATTTATGTTAATTATTACGAAAAAAAAGATAATTTGAATAGTATGTCGCAGATCATTAGCTATGTAATCTACACCCTCTAAATCTTCATTAGAGTAGTTAATTCCTACCCCAAAACCTCTCATTAAAGCTATATTGACATCAAACATATTACAAAGTTACTAAAAAGGTATGTTATCTTTAATAACTTCAAACCTTTGTTTGTCTTTATCTATTTCTTTATACACACCCCCATTTTTAAAATCAGGTGCAACCATAAAATCGCCTTGTTTTCCATTTTCTTTTCTCTTAACTTTTTGAACATATATTTGAACACTATCGCTTCCATATATTGTTTTTTGACCAAGATTTCTATAACAAGTAATACAATTATATGCTTTGTTAAAAAAATCGCTTGACTGTGAAATATCATAAGGATTTGGAACTCTATATTTTCCCTCTACACTTTCCATTTTTCTTGGATGGGCAACTAAAAATAAATGAGTATTGGTTTGTTGGCAAAACTGGGTAATCTCTGATAATAGTTTACCAACATAAGTAAAATCTTTTTGAGCCGAATGGTCTAACATATTATATGGATCTATAACACATATATTTACCCCTTTTTGAAAAACAAGTTGTTTAAAAGCATCTAAAATGCCTTTTAGAGTAAGATTTTGCAAGTCTATCTTAACAAAGAAAAAGTGTTCTTCAATAAAATCTTTTGTGTTGTTTAGATCTTCTGTTGTACATTCTTTTTCGTTTATCTTATTAGCAAGTCGTTTTATATGAGCTTCATAAGGAAAACTCTCTGGAGAGAACATTGCTATCCGAAAATCGTTGTGTATTGCAAGGTTAGTGCATATTTGGTCGCAGACATCTGATTTCCCTGCATTAGGTATCCCTGTGAGAACTGTCCATTCTCCGAAGCTAATGTTAAAATATCTATTACTGTCTCCAAGTCGCACACTATAATTCTTGATTCCATTTTCATTATAATTTAATACACTATCCCAAATATCGTGAATATTTAGCACACCCTCAATCGGAAAGTTTTTTGCTTTACTAATAACCTCACGAAGCTCACTTGCACCTTTGTTTACAAGAATATCGTTAGCATCTTTATAATCGCCAAATTCTACATACTTACATCTTCCTTGACCAAATCTTCTTGCAAGTTCATTTCTTAATGATAACCCTGCATCATCATTATCGGTGCATAATACTATTTCCGTTTTTTCAACAAAGTATTCCCAACAATTATCAAGGTATTCTAATCTTTGTGATCCTATATTAGCACCATTAGGAACTGAACAAACACTATAAAGACCTGCCTCGTGTAGTGAAAGTGCATCTATCTCTCCCTCTGTTATATAAATTTTGTTCATTGTCTTAATATTATCTATACCATAAAAGATAAGTTCAGCATCTTTAAATAACTTAAAGTTCTTTTGACCATCACGATATTTAATATTTATAAGTTGTTTTTCACGATAGTAGTTAAAATTAATAGCTACTCTTTGTTGTTTTGCTTGTGGGAAATACTCTTTAGATTCTGTGATTTTCCAATTCACAAGTGTTGTTTCGGTAATACCTCTTTTAGAAAACCATTTTAAAGTTTTTTCAGATAATTCTGATTTTACCTCTATTGGTCTTACATATTCTTTCTTTTTGGTAAGATTTACATTTCCAGACCAGTTACAATGATGACAATTAAATAATCCTTTAGGTTCGTTTATAGATAAACACCTTTCTCTTTTCTTTTTTCTTTTGTGTGAACATTTTGGACAAGTTGTGTGAAATTCACCTGTTTTAAATCCAATGTCTATTCCAAATTCTAAAAACTTTTCTTTCATTAACCCTTAAAGTTTTCTTTATAATTATTTCTTTCAACTTCTAATTTATAAAAATTAAATGATTGCATACCTATAATATGAGAATCTGTTGGTACAAAATATTTCCAACCTTTAGCAATTCCCCTATTTATATAGTAAAAAAAGAAAACTGCTTTTTTACCAGTATTCTTTTTAAATATTACCGAAGCTGTATGATCTGACATTGGAATTACCTCAACTACTTTAAATATTTCATTGTTATAATTTCCCTCTCTATTTTTTATAGAAAATTTATCAGCTACATCCTCTGCTTTTGCTTTTAGTTCTTTTACAAGTGTTTTATTCATAAATTCATTTGTTTTAATTGTTTACCAAATTTTGCTTCAAACAGATTTATATATTTTAATCCATCTTTATTTCTTTTTCTTAATTTAAGTAGAGTTAAAAAATTGTCTTTCCAAAATTCATCTGATCTAACTTTTTGTGATATGAAGTAAACTTTTCTTGGTGAATATCCATCTAACCTTTCAAGTTTATCTATACAATCAAGCCAAGCAATTTTTTCAGCTTGTGTTTTAGGTCTTGTTTGAGGTGGAAATAAATTACAAATAGGTTCAAAGGACTTTAAAACAATATCTGAATATTCTTTACTTTTATTATTAACTGTATTATTATTATTATATATAATATTATTAACCTGGTGATTATTTTCTATAGGTGGTGTGTTTTTTTGCGATACCTCACGAAAATTTGTGATGTAGATTTCTCTACTTTTTACCTCTTTAGAATTTTCTTTATACAACAACTTTAATTTAATATATCCTTTATCTTTTAATTGAGAAATCCAATCGGTTATTGATCTTGTTTTTACACTATACAGGTCAGCAAAATATTTATTACTTGCAAAACAATATCCTTTTTCATTACATAAAGCTGTAATCTCGCCATATAATAATTTGGCATTTGGAGTTAGTTCAGAATCATACCTTACAAAAGCAGGTATAACTGCATAGTAACTTTTTTTTGTCATTCTAAAATTCTAAATTTATTATTATAAATTCTCTGTTATATCTTTTAGATTATTACAAAAGGTTCTTAACTTATCATACATAAGTTGTACTTCTTCAAAACTTATTAATTCATCTTCATATTTAACAAATAATGCTTCAATAAGTAAATCAAATTCAACCTTTGTCAATGCACCGACATAATCATAATTCTCATAATCTTCAAAATTATGTTTAACTGTAAACCTAATTCTTTGTTTAGTTTCTGACCAATATATCATTTTATATGTCTGCATTGTGAGAATTTTTACTGAAGTAATCTTCAATGACCTGTATGACTTTATCATAATCATTTAGCCAATGACACTCCCAATTCTCTTTCTTTAATTTTTCAATAGATTCTAATTGATTTTCTGTTGGCTTATTATAACCAACTTTTAATTCAATAGCAAGACCATTCTTTTCACCGTTTGATCTAAATATCATAATATCTGGAACTCCTGCTCTACCACCTAAATATTTAAACTTAAATCTTTCAAATGGACTTCGCTTACCCTCATTCGGAATATGAATTGCATAAACATCTGGGTATTGAAATTTCATATATTCCATTACACTATGTTGAAGTTTATCTTCTTTTCCTAAATATTTTTCAAAAGGGTTTGCCAAATTCTCAATATTACTTAAACAAATATTCTTTAAAGTTAAATAATTATTTTGTATGGTTTTGTCATAAGTTAATAACAATTCCAAAGTTTTAATACCGTGAACGACAGAGGCGTGGTTTAATCCGACAGATCTGCCGATTCTATCACAAGTAATTCCTGATATTAATTGTCTGCTTAATGTAAAGTAAATAAATCGTGCATCAACATATTCTCTTTTCCTATTTTTATCTCTAATTTCTAACTCAAAATATTTATTTACATATCCTCGTATTAGTGCTAAATCTTTCATTTAAGAGATTTTTAAATAATTATACTACCATCTTTATTATACTCGCCAATAAAACCTGGCACTATACCATCATTTAAATACATTTTCCAATACTTAAAAGCTGACCTATATCCCTCCCTACCTTTTTCTACTAAATCTTCCGATAATGAGTACACTTGCACTTGATATGGGTAGTTAGTTTCACAAGCAATAAATCTAAAATTTAAAGGATCAACACCTATCATATCGCAATAAAAAACTGCTTGTAGATGATAAGACCATTTATATAAATCCATTCTAAAAGCTCTTGGTGAAGAATCTTGACAAGTTTTAACATCACTTATCCAACTTCTATCTCTTGCTATACAATCAGGTCTTACACGAACATCAATACCCTGATACTGACCATAATGAGATATTTCTATATCGCCATTAGAATATTTTTGTGCTATTTCTGACCTAATATGATTTTCATAAATACCCCTTATAATAGTATCATCATCTTGCGATAATAAAATCTTACCATCTGCCTTTTTTAAAAGTTTTTCTTTTATCTCTTTATCTTCTTTTCTACGAAGATCAAGTTTTGGCATTATAAAGTATTGCTTTAAAAATTCTTCATAACCCTCATATACCATTATATGAGTTGCGATTCCTAAATCTAAACTTTTGGATTGTATAGGTTTTTTATTTAAGTAGTGATAAACTGATTTTTTAAAAATCAATTTTAGTCCTGATGCAGATATACATTTTTTAGAATGATAATCTTGTATTGAATCAGTTTTTGTTTGTAGGTTCTGAATTTGTGGTGTTAGTTTCATTTGATTTTTCTTTATTCTTTAGTTTTTTTATTTCCTTTTTTAATTTTTTGATTTCTTCGTTTTTCTCGTTTATAGTTTTATCAAGATTGATAATTAACTGTTGTAATATCCAAGTGTCCATAATATGTAATATTAAATTTTAGATTAAAAAAAGGGAGTATAATTAAATACCCCCTTGTGTTTATATTTAAAATGGCAAGTCATCATCAACTTGCTCACTTCTTACAGGTATAGATTCTGTCTGTACCTCTTTTGCTTCAGGTTTAAAAGTGTCAAGAGTAATGTTTATTTGACCATTTCTCCCTTTTAAAAAATTAACTTTTAATTGTTTTTCACCTTTATACTCTGTTAAATGTTCTTGATGCTCTTTAATAAAAGCAATTAAAACATTTGGTGTAATAACTCCTGAACCTAATACAAAGTCAGGAGCTTTTTCATTTTTTGGGAAAGTGTTTATTCCCTTTACATAAATAGTTTCTGCCATAATTTAAATTTAAAATTGTTTTTCTTTTAGCCAAGCAGGTTGATGTTGATTGTTTGCTTGACTTTTTGTTTGACTTACTGTCTTTCCAGATGCAGTATTTGCATCATCATCTTCGGTGTTTAATCCAAGTAAAGATTGTAAAGTGTACCTACGAAAATAGGTAATCGTACTTCCAAGTTTTTGTGGATCAGACACCATTTGAAGTTCTAAATCTGCTGATTTTGATTGTCCTGTTTCAATACAAGTTAAAATAGTATATACCCTACCATTTGAAGTGGGTTGTTCTATTGTAACACCAAATTTTAAAAATAATGGTTGTAGTTGTTGTAACATTGAATTTATATCAGCATATTTTGACTTAAAAAATGGATTGGTGGCATCTTTACTAATAGCACCAATTTCATTTTGAATCTTATAGATTTTGATTGTAATACTCCAATCAGGATAATCTATCTTTTTAGTAGCCACCTTTTTAGGTGCTGCTTTCGGAGTTTTTGTTTGACTCATTTAAAATAGTTTTTAAGTTAAAATTTAATTCTTTCAAATTTTCAATATCCTTTAAATTTAAAGTTTGAGGATTTTTGATTTTTGAATTTAATGTTGGCATAGTCATTTCTAACTTATCTGCCACATCTTTTTTCTTTAGACCTAATCGCCTAATATTATCAATGAACTCTATCTCAAATTCAGTAATAAAATCACTTATATTTATACTCATAATATATAATTTACCATTTACCCAAAGGACAAACTGATGTTGGAGATAATGCTTTTGCATCTATTGAACAACCACAACCATTTACAATTTGACCTGTAACAAGATGTTCACCACTCATTAGTGGATTACACACCCTCCCTTTTCTCATTTTACAAAAATGACAATTCGCCAATCTGGTTTGTGCAAGTTCTTTGGTTTGTTGATCTAAAGTTCCAAATTTATCTTTTATCAAATTACCCCAACCATCAAATATTTCTTTGAATAAACTCATTAAAAGCTAAATTAAAAAAAATTTTCTAATAAAAAAAATATTTTATTAATCTTCGTAGTAAGTTTGAATAAAACTTTTAATATCATCATTTTGATTTGGCAAGTGCATAACAATAGAATATTCATTTGATTTTACTTTAAATTCCATTGAATCTATCATAGCAGAAACAGGATCTTGTAAAACATTAGTTCCAAAATTTACCCATACTTTATTATGAAATTGTATAGGATCTTCTGAAACATCTTTTCTATAAAAATCTCCCTCATATCTTTTTACACTTGTTCTATAGTCATTAATAATTTCTTGCGATATAATGCCATCTAAAGTTTGTGATTCATCAAAATTTTTCCTTTTATATTCACCTTGTATTTTACCTAAAAATAATGAATCTTGTAGGTTGTTTGTATTATAAACTTCTTCTCTTTCATAAGTACCTGTTAATTTACTTTCTTGAATAACACCACCTAAAGTATAAATTCCATATTCTCTTTTTTCTGCATATTTCTTTCCTAAAGTATTTCTGTTTGCAATATAAATAACATCATAATAATTAGTTCTTAAAGATGTTTCTCCTGTACTACTTCTAAAAGGAGGGTATATTTCTACTTTAATTCTTGGAGATTCATTTGTAGTTTGTGGTGCATTTAAAATTTGTGTAAATTTCACCCATTGATTCATACTATTTGTTTGTATTTTTTTAAAATATTTATCAGCAGTATAACTTCCAGATCCTGCTTCAAATTTATTATCTTCAAAATTATATCCCATATCTATACTTCCATTACCTGTTGTGTCAAGACCTGCTGTAATATAAAATATATAACTATCTCCACCACCACCCCAAGTATTAAAATAATAATTAAAGCCAAATTCTATATCTGAACCTGTATTGATATATGTTTTTAAAATTTCATTTGTAATTATAGCTGTTCCTTTATCTGTATCTACTATTGGCATAACTGTTTGTTGTGATTTTAAAAAATAACTTCCTGAAACAGGTATAGGATCAAGCACACCTTGAAGTTGCACAGAATTACCTGTACTTATAGACCAGTTATAATTTTTATATCTAAAAGTTGGATTTTTATTTATAGTATCGGCTTTATTAAGTTCTGTTCTTAAAATAACATTTCTTAAAGGTCTTAAATATTCTATTGATAAATTCTCATTTATTGGTTGTATATTATTTGGGACACTTACTAAAACATCTTTTGTAACTGTTCCTTTTGCACTTCCTGTATAATCAAAAATATAGAATTTTATATTTTCTTTACCATTAGTTTGCAATAAATTTAATTGTTGTTCTCTTATAGTTGCCATACAACAAAATTAACTAATTATATTTACATTTAAGGACTTGATAATTTCATATTCTTTTTGAGGATTATGCAATTTTCCCCTAACTTCTGAATCTCCGTAATGATGTTTTTTTGTACCCCACCAATCAAAACCAATAATATCAACATTGCAATCAAAATAATATATAGCTATAAGTCCTGTTGATGGAAACCCAAGTGGTATTTTTTTTAAAACATTTTTATCTACTTTTTCGACATCAGGTCTTTGTTCTCTTAATTCTTTATACATTTTACATTTATCTTTGTCTGCCCAAGAATGAACTACAACTTTATCAAAAGTGTTTATTTTATCAAAATGATGCCTGTTTACAGTAAACCAAACATTTGTTCTATTGCCAACAAATCTTTCATATCCATTTAATTTAAAACTATTAAATCTAACTATTATAGAATAAGTGTTTATTATATTTGAATATTCTTTATCTAATAAACTCGTTCCATTTCCAACTAACAAAATTTTATTTTTCAAAGTGCTTCAATTAATAGTTGATAATAATTATAAGATGACTTGTTAATATTAATGTCTAAATTTTTAGGTGGCACTTCTGAAAGCCAATTACCTTTATAAAAAAGTTTGTTTTTTGTATTAGTAACTCCTGCATTATGAAAAATAGCTTTTCTTGTCCAAAACTCTTTAGGATCTGTCGCCCAAATAAAATCCATTTCTTTAATAATTTTTGTTTGTTTTTTTTCTATCCATAAATTCCAAAGGACTGCCCACATATCAGCACACCAAATTTGAAGTTCGTGATAATTTTCATCTAACACTTTTAGTTTTTTATTCATCTGATGAATATTTTTATAAAGCTGAACACAATCTTTTTCTACATTTTCCCAAAATTTATAATCTATGTTTTTTAATAAATATTGAGCCCCACCACTATTTTCTTCATTATCTTTTACTGTTTTTTTATCAAGATCAAAACAATGTAACATTCTATCTAAAACAGCTTCACCTTTTGATACTATATAATTATACCCAATATAGCTTTTTGTGTCGCTTAAATAACAAATTTCATCATCTAAATACTGTTCTATATTTAATGGTCTTGTAAGTGCAATATCGCAATCGTGATATAAAAAAGCACCTTTATATAGTTCTGGAAACTTTACAAAATGTTTTTTTAATATATGAGGTCTTATGCTTGAAACATAAAATTTATCTTCTCTTGTGTCAGGGTAATAGTAAAAATTAACATCTTTATATTTATCTTTTAGCTTATTATAGTAGTTACAATTTTCATTATTATCAGCTAATATTATATCTATTTGGTCTTGTTTTACCCCATTATTAATAAATGAATAAATCATTATATCTATTTGCCAAGCATAATAAAGTATTGCAGGTTGAGCTGAAATATATCTCATAAAGTCATTTTAAGGACAAGCAGGGCAATTTGTATTAGTTAATGTTGATCCACTCCAAAAATAATAAGTTTGTCCATCATCTGTAAAATATGTTCCAGGATCTACTGTTTTTGAACAATCAGATGCTTTATATACTATCGTAGCATTTGCTAAAGATGAAGCAGTAATATAAAAAGTAGTAAGTGTTGTTACATTACAACAAGCATCAGTTTGTGATGTAGTTGATGCAAAAACTTGAACTGCAGAACATTGTTGTACTGTTGTTGTAAATGCTTGTGTTGTAGTGGCTACTGCATTACAAGCAGTACAATTTGCATAAGATGTAAAATTACCAACTGCACCATCAGGACCAACACTTATATTTCCACTTTGAGCTTCAAAACACTCGTTGTTATCTTTTATAACATTTGGAAAAGAATTTGTTGTATTTGATACTTTTCTAACTGCACCTGTAGGTTCACCACAAGTAATATATTTTTTATAATATACAGTAGGTGGTGCTGTAGTTGATGTAGTTGGTGCAGCAGTCGTGGTTATTCCTTGACAAGCAGCACAATCACTAAATCCTGTAGTATAATCTCTTGTTACCCATTCTGAAGAAGTTTCTTGTGTTTGCTGATACTTGAAAAAACATTCATTACTTGAATTTTTGATTATCTCTGGGAAATTACTATTTGTGTTACCAACACTAATTAACTGATCCATACCTCCTGTTGCACAATCTCTATAGTGCATAAAATGAGTTAATGGTGGTGTTGTTGTTACTGCTGATGTTGTTGTTGTAATATTACATACACTCGCTATTGTTGGAAGCCCTGATGTACTACCTGCAACCTCATCACTAATAATTTTATAACAATTTGAAGCATCTACAGATAATATAACATTTGAATTTATAGCAAAAGAAGCATTTTTAACAACAAATCTTTCAAAACCATCTGATAATCTTCTTACAACATATATATTAGCATTTGGAAAAACAGTTGTAGATGTTGTTACAGGTGCTTTAGTTGTTGTTGTTGCAGGTGCTACTGTTGTTGCAGGAACTTGTGTTGTTGCACAAGAACCACTTATTGTTGGTAAAGCAGATACAGTAGATGGATTAGAAACATATTTAGATCCCACAACTATATAACAGGTTGAACCACTATTTGATAAAGTAACATTACCACCAACTGCAAAAGATGTATTGTATTGAGCATCAAATACTGTTCCATCCGAAACCCTACTACATAAATGAACATTATGGCTATACATTCCTTGAACAGTACCATAAGCAGTCGCAACACCATTTGTTGCATAAGGTATCATATAATATAAAGTTCCTGTTGCACTAAAAGTAAATGTTTTAGTTAAAGTATAATCTCCTAAAGATGTTCCTGATACTATGTTTTTATTTGCAGGAGTTATTGTTTGTGTTGTTCCAAAATAAAACCCTCTTTGTGTTAAAGCTGTACCTCCATTTGATGATATTGAAGCATCTAATTTCATAGCTGTTCCTGTAACTTCCGATATTTTTGTTTTTGTATTATCAAATACAGGAGCTCCAGATGTTGTGGCTAAAGTAGTTGTTGGTTGTGCTACTTTATCTACTGTTGCACCAACTCCCTCACCTGCAGAATTTACTGCATAAGCAGTTATATAATATCTTGTGCCTGATGATAGACCTGTTTTTGCAGAATTAAAAGTACCTGTTGTTCCTGCTACAGTTATTTTAGGTGTGTTATTAAGATAGTTTGAACTTGTACCAAAATAAAAACCTCTTTCTATAATACCAAGTCCATTATCCGAAGTAACATTTCCATTTAATGTCATTGATGATGATGTAGGATTAGTTGGTGCAAGAGTTTCTACAGTTGGAATTAATGGCGATTGTGTTGTTGTTTGAACAGGTACAATAGCTTCATCATAATAATTACTATTTGAAATTATATACCAAGAACCATTTGATTGAAATATCCTTGCATTTATAATTCTTAAAATATTTTCTAAAACTTCCTTTGCATTTCTTTTTGAGAAATCATCCATTAATGAAAACTCATTTAAAAGTATATCGTGTAATAAAGTTAAATCTGGCGAAGCAGTTGTTGATCTTATTTTATTTTGTATATAAATATCAAAATTCAAATCTAAATTTTGTAATATTTTATATACATAGGAAAAAGCAGAATCAAAGTTAGTTTGTAAACCAGTATTTATAGCACCTGTTCCATCTAATAAAATTTCACCATCAGGTTGCTCAAAAGAATCTAATGTTCCAAGACCATCTATTGCTTTTAATGTTAATATATAAGGAGTAGAAATAAATTGCTCTCTATAAGCATCTGACACTAACCAACCCTCCCAATAAATATCAACATCACCTGAACTATCCCAAAGATTATTAGCTTCATTCCAAAGTTCTGTTTCAGCTTCCCATAAAGTATCTACTACAGTACCACTTGTACCACTTCCTGAACTTAATCTAACTTTATATTGCCTTTCATCAAATACCTGAAACTCATCATAGCTTGTAGTGTCTGTAACATATAAATTTATAGTACAAGTAGAACCGATTATCGGTGTGTAAAAATCATCATCATTTTCCCAAGCAATAGTAACAGGTTCTTCCCCTGCAACCATTTGTGTTACTGTACCAAAATAATTTTTAGATAAAATTTCTAATGTTCTTTCATTTCCCTTTACATCAGAAAATGACAATGAATATTTTGTTCTATATGTAGTCGCCATTACTTAAATCTGTTTCTGTTTCTTTCAGCTCTTTGTAGTGCAACAACTAAATCTTGACCTCTTAAAACAAACTCTCCTTGCATTGCACCACCACCAATCATTGATTTTAATTTTGATAAAGGTGCTACCACCTCTGGATTACTTCTTGCACCTGGATATTCGCCAATTAATGCAGTTGTAGGTCCTGATACAATACCACCACTTGCCATTTTTTTAAATCCTTTTTCCTGAACCGAAGATGCTATAGCTTTTATTAATGTACCTAATGTAAATGCTGCTAATCCTGCAGCGAAACCTACACCAGGTATAGCAAAGGTTTTAGCTAATTCTGATGCTGCCATTGCTGCCATACCCATTTGAATCAATAAATCTCCTATAACACCTAACATTGCCATTGCAAAACTTTCAAAACTTCCACTTGCATTTGTAAAAGCACCTGATAAGGAATTTGCAAAACCTGTTAGGAAAGGTGTCATTAAATCTATATTACCTTTTACTGATTCAGAAACTGAAGAAAAATCAGCATCAGCATTAACTTTAAAATCAGTAATTTTTGTTGTTAAATCATTCATATACATTGTAAAGCCGTTGATATGATTTGACATTTTTGGCAATTCTTTATCTATAACACCTGATAAGGTCGTAAACCCTGTACCCATCATAAATGGATTTATTCCTAAAAATCCACCACCCATTGCAGAATCTCCTAAAAGTGTTGTTCCTGAATCACCTCCTGTATCTCCTGGTGGTGTTGATGTCGGAAATTGTGTTTCTCTTGTACCTGTAAAAGTAAGTGGATCTGCAAATGCTAAAGATGGTATGTCAATTATTTTTTGAGTTGTTTTATCTATTGTTCTTTGTAATTCATCTAATTCATTTCTTGCATCAATAGAACTTTGAATTAATGGTGAAAATATTTGTGATGGTGCTAATTGAGTTTTACCCAATGTTTTTAAAATATCTCTTAATTTTATATTAAAACTATCCATTATTCCAATAATGGCAGTAAGACCTATAACCCACGGATTAAATCTACCAAATACACTTTTTAATGATTTGCCAACTTTTCCAATCCACCTCCAAAAACTTGCGAAAGCACCTATAGCTATTGCTAAAAGACCTCCTTTAGCTACTAAAGAACTTAAATTAAACATTGCTTCTTTTGTAGAACTATCTAAATTTTTAAATGCTGTTGTTGCTTTTTTAATTTCTTGTGTAAGTTTTGGAATACCGTTTTTTAAATCTAAAATATCAACTATTTCTTGACCAAGTTCTGCAAGTGCTATATTAACATTATCTTTTAAAGTTGAGAATAATCCACTAATAGTTGTACTTAATGTTTCCATACCATTATGGAATTTACCACCCTCACTTGTGGCATCTTTAAATGCTTGATTTAAAATATCAAAGGTTATCTTACCCTCTGAAGCCATATCCATTATTTCACCCCTTGCAACCCCCATAGAAGTAGCTAAAATGTCTAATATCGGCACTCCATTATTAATAAACTGTCGTAGGTCTCGTGTCATAACCCTACCCTCTGCTGCAGCTTGACCAAAAGCAATTCCTATTCCTTGTAAATCACCACCAACAATTCCTGAAATATCACCAAGCATTGACAAACTATCAAATGCTTCATTTGAAGATAAACCAAATCCCATTAACATATTATTGACATCTACAAGTTGATCTAATTGAAATGGTGTCTTTGCACTAAACTCAACTAATTTTTCAAAAGCAGCAGCACCCTCTTCTGCAGATCCTGTTAAAGTGTTTAATTTTATTCTTAATGTTTCAAATTTTGCAGCTTGTTTTACTGCAACACCACCTGCTAATGCTAATGGTGCAGTAAATCTCATTGTAATATCTCTACCAACAGCCCCTATATCTCTTGCAAACGAATTTAATTTTCCCTTTGCTCTACCAATTTTTTGATTGAACTTATCAGTATTTGCAATAAAATCTACTCGTAATTTATTATTAAAATCTGCCATAGTACAAAAATAACTATTTTTTATTCAACTTACTGTTTACTAATTCTTGAAATTCCTCAAATTGTTCTCTTGTAGATTTAACAGGTTTTTTTAATTCAATATTATCTTGTGGTAACTCAAACAACTCGTGTGGTTTTATCATTTGTGTTTTTTTAGTACAATTTACATTATGAATCATAGTCGCTAAAAAACGATTTTGTTCCCATAGAACATTTATCTTACTTACATAAGATTCTGATATAAGTTTATTTTCTTTAAATGTATTAGTCCAAAATTCATTAGGATTAATACCACAATAACCAATGTAGAAATCGGTTATATCTTCCCAAGAAGTATTATCGGTTATTTTTTTTTTGAATCGTTAGGATCAGGATTTCTTTTTATCCCTGCATTTAAGTCATTTCCAAGTATTCGTGATTCGGTCATAGCTTTTATAATCTTCTCAATATCTTCTGCAGTAATATCTTCAAGCCAATTTCCTACATCATATATATCATAATCAATTTCTTTCTTATTTTCTTGGTCGTAAGTTAAAATACCTGAATAAACTATTGAAATAATAGCTTTTATAGAAACACCTGATTGAAATAAATCACCAAGTTGATCTAATGAAATTTCAAGCAACTCGGTAAAAGTTGCCCAAAAGTTCATACTAAAATGTAGTGTGCGATTTTTTCCCCCTATTTTAAGAGTATAATAACCTCTTTGTTTAGTCATCTAAAAATTATTAATTAACACTTTCAGTAATTGCACCTGTAACAGTTATAGTTCCAGAGTAAGTCACTGCTTCTTCCATAGCACCAGAAATCTCTGCTGCTGAAATGTAACCCTCTCCTGTATATACTGTATCTCCTGTTGCTGCAGTTCCGAATGAGAAATCACACTTTTGTCTTGTTAAAAGTTTGTGTGCAATTTCACCTCCACCTGTCATACCACCTGCACCATCTGTATAATCTACTAAACCATCAAAAGAGATTTCTGCTGATCTAACTGCAGGTATTACTTCTGAAAATCCTGAAGAATCTTTAGTTGTTGCTGCTGCCATATCGTTTGTAAAACTGATTGAACAGCTTGTGGAATGACCAATAGTAGCAGGACTAACACCATCATCTGCGATTTTCACTAATAAATTTGTTCCGTTGAATACTGTACTTGCCATTGTTTTTAAATTTTATACTACAAATATAATTAAATTTTAACTAACCATTTCTTTACTGTTCTATTCCACCATTTCTTAAATGATAGCTTTCTATTCTTCCACCAAGTTTTAATTTTTTTAATTGTCTTTTTCATTTTTTTGTTTTTTTATAAGTTCGTAAATTTTTATTAAAGTATAAATAATTGTAACCAAAACCAACACTAATTGTGCCAAATCGTTAAGTTCTGCCATTGAAATTAACAAAACAAAGACACCTAATACTGTTGGTTCAAAGCTATTCATTTTTATACTTATTGATTTCATTTTGTATTTCTTCTAATCTAACTCCTATCTTCATTGTAAGCCCTCCCTCGTAAGTTTTAACAGGTTTTCCATCTTTATAGATAACTATGGTCGGAACACTTTTAATAGATGATTTAAGTGCAGCTGATTGGTCCTCTACAAAAGCATATTGCACCTTTGCATTTCTTAATCTATCAAGACCTTTATATTTATTGCTTGAATTCCATTTATAATTAAAATGAACAAGTGTAATGTCTTGACCATAACTAACCATACTAAATAATAATGCTAATACTAAAAATAAAGTTCTCATTTTTTTATAATTTCATAAAGTTTGTCATCAATCTCTTTTAACTTCTCCCCATTATCTTCAACTTTCTCTTGTGTTGACATAATAGTTTCTCTAATTAATTGATCTTTTAGATCATACTCTGTTCTTGAAACCTCTGGTTCAGGTA